TTTATTGTTTATTTTATTTCTGAAAGCAGTGATTCAATGGTGTATGCCTGAATCAGATATTGCAGGGCATCAGCGGCATCCTTTCCTTTGCTTTCTTTGTGCATTTCAAAGCAATACGCCATTTCATTTTCCAAGTGTTTGACAACTTCTTCAACTGTTTTCATTCCTGATCCATCCCCTTTTTGCTTTTGTTGTGTTTAAGTTCCTGCACCCATTCTTCAAAGTCACCTTGTTTCACATGCTTATCAGCTTCTTTTCTCAATTCAATAGCATCTTCAACATTCTTGAAACATCCAAGGTGATAATATTTTTTCTTGTGGTTTATCTTTGCACAATAAACATTGTCCTTTTCTTTGAACACAATTCCTGCATGTCCAAATTTGTTCGGTCTGATTTCTGAACTGGCATGGAGTTTTTGCAACCATTCTTTGAAACAACCATTTGCAACCTGCTGTTCCGCTTCTTCCAAAATGTCATATGCTTCTTGCAAATTATTCCTTTTTGCTATATAATACCGTTTGCCATCAACGGTGATGTCAACACGGTATCTGATTCCAGTTGATGTTTTCAATTGGGCAATACCTTTTTTATTGTATCTATTTCTGCATTTGGGTTTTTTAATGTGTTTTAGCCATTCATCAAAAGTTCCATTGGCAAGTTGTCTTTCCGCTTCCAGTCGCAATTCAATGGCTTCTTCCACAGTGTCACGAATGCCAAAATAGTGCTTTTTTCCCATGACCTGCATTTCTGCCCTATACCTGACAGCACCATCAGGAAACACCTGCTGTGATACACCAGTCTGGTTGTGCTTGTTTTTTACACCACCATTTGCATCACCAGTCTTGATGATGGTTACACCGTTTTTGATAATTCTCTTCATTGTTGCATTCCCCTTTGTGGGCGTTGTCAGTTTATAAGATTGAATAAAGCTAACTTTATAAACTGACACCGCATGATAAATTTTTTTGAAAGCCTTGTGTATCAAGGCTTTCAGCCTTTAAAAGTTCCAGTTGATAAAGATGTCTTCACCATCAATTTCAATGAAATCTATCAGTTCCATGATTGCATCATGGATGTCCATTGAATTTCCTTCTGCAAGGACCGTTTCAAATGTGTCTACCAGTTCCATGACTGTTTCTTTTTCAATTGACGGAATTTCCACTTCCAAGTTTTCCAATTCATCTTCCAAGGATGACTTTTCCTGATTCAGCGGTTCAATCTTGCCTTTGATTGCATTTAGGTCAAAAGAACCAAGCGCATACAAATCCATCATTCTTGAAATCTGCTTGTCAACTTCATCAATCCGCTTCTTGATAAGTTCTATTTTGGCAGTGTTGTCCACACTGTCACGCAGTTCATTAAAATATGAATCATCAGTTTTTAGTTTGCGGATTTCATTGTAAATAATATCTTCAAGAACATGGTCACGGTAGTTCTTGTTTTTACAGTTCGGATCGACAACAAGTTTTGGATCAGCCTTTGCCCTACTATAACAAGTATAATATGCCCTGCGTGAACCATCTTTGTTTTTACCACTCAAACGCCATGAATATTTTGTGTTGCAGTGCTTGCACCATATCAGTCCACCAAGGGGTGAATTGTATCTTTTGCTTGGTTTATATCGTTCATTCGTCAGCTTGCGTTCTTCCATAATCAATGCAACCTTGTCAAACTGTTCCTGTGAAATGATAGGGTCATGCAGTCCTTCATACCAGATGCCCTTGTGCTTGATTTTTCCAAGGTACACTTTGTTTGTGCAGGCATAACGCACTGTTGTGTCATTCCAAGGACCATATTTTGTTTTGTAACCTTTTTTATTGAATATCGTTGCAATGCTGTTCATTGGTGTTCTGGCAACTACAAGGTCAAACAATTCCTGAATCATCATTGCTTCAAATTCATTGATTTCCAGTCCACCAGTTTCAGGGTTGTAATCATATCCAATGGACGGTTTGCCACCACCTTTGTATTTTCCTTCTTTTGCCCTTCCTTCTTTACCATCTGCCATTCTTTCTTTAATGCGGCTTCTTTCCAGTTCCGCAAACACTGCCAAAATTCCAACCATTGCTTTTCCGAATGCTGTTGATGTATCAAAAGATTCTGCCCTTGACACAAAACCAACATTGTTTGGATCAAACACTTTTTGAATCATGTACAGTGTATCAAATTGGCTTCTGGATAATCGATCAAGTTTGTCCACAAGAACAATGTCTGCATTGCCTTTTTCAATTGCTTTTATCATCTGCTTCATTGCAGGTCTGTCCAAATCACCACCAGAATATCCATCATCAGTGTAAATCTTTACAACCTGCCATCCCATTGCTTCACAGTATTTTTGCAGGCGTTCAATCTGTTGCGGTATAGAATAACCTTCTTCGGCTTGTTTATTAGTCGATACACGCACATAAATGAACACACGCTTCTGCATCAGGTCTGGAACAACTTGAAATTCTTGTTTTGCCATTATCATCAAATCCTTTTAGTTATTATTTTGTAGTAAGTCTTCAATTTCCTTTGCTTGCTTTGCCTGTTTTCTGAATTTGTTGCTGATGAAAAAGCAGGACCATCCAAAAATTGAAACCAAAATTCCAAGCAACGGAACAATAAAAAGAAGAACTAAGCCCAATAACAGAAGCAGGATTCCCCACACAACTGCACTGACAGATGCCGTTTTGTACATGGCAGGTGAATATTCTTTTTGTTGTCTGTTCTTTCTTGAACCTTTTCCAGATTTAACAGTTTCCGTGTAATAGACACCAGTGTGCGGAATGCTCACACTTCTTGTCACTTTCCCATTAGAATTCACAGTATGCTTCAAGCTTCCTGATCCGAATGTCATACTTGTGCTGTTCTTGTTTAAATTTAGCTTCATTCCTTTTGTAATTTTGATACTTTTTCTGAATCTTGCTTTCATCATAAATCCTTTCATAAAATGCTGTTGACTGGTTAAAGAGTTACTAAAATATAGTTTCGTGTGTTTTTCCACCAACTTTTTCGAAAACTATTTGTAAATTTATGGAAATAGAACATTGAAAAACTAAAAATTATATTCATATAATATTCACATAACTTGCATATTTTTCACAAATCAATCATTTATAGTTCTTTTTAAGAACAAGCGTTCTTATTTTTGAAAGGAGAGAACCACATGAAAGAACATAAAAAACAGCTTTTGGAACTGATTGATAAATTAAGTGATAGCCAAATATTATATGCTTTGACACTGTTGAAAAAACTGTTCGGAAAAAGTTAATTTTCCGACTTGGCAAGGCTGTGGATCAGGTCCTTGACAAGTTTCTTTTTGTGTGCATCCAAACTTCTGAATTCTTCGAATATTTCATTCAAATCTTCATCCATAATCATTTCAAAATGTCTTTCTGCCATTTCCACAGGCTTTTCTTCAATATCACTTACTAATTCAACTGGTGGAATATCAAGGACTTTTGAAATCTTTGCCAAAACACTTCTTTTGATGTTGACAACTCTACCATTTTCATATTTTGCCACGGCAGATTTCTGAACACCAATCAAATTCCCCAATTCTTCCTGCGTGAATCCTTTTGCTAATCGTGCAGTTTTGATCTTGTTTCCTATGTTCAAATTTTATCACCACCTTCTTTGGTATATACATATATTACACCCTTGTGTCTTAAAAATCAAATATTTTTTAATGAGTTTCAAAAAAAGACATTGACAATTAAAAATTATCGTAGTATAGTAATGGTGTCTAAATCAGACACACCACAACATGAAGTGATGTATGTGAATCATGTCACAAGTTTTTGTATTTATAATGAAAGGGGGTATTTTGCATGAATTCAACACTTTTCAGAAGTATCATGGTTTTAAACAATGACACAAACAAATCATTGGCTGAATTTCTAAAGATCAGTGAACAGACTGTTTGCAACAAAATCAACGAAAATGGAACAGAATTCAAGCAGGGCGAGATTAAAAAGATTATAAAAAGATACAATCTCACACCAGAACAGATCAAAAATATTTTTTTTAACGATTGAGTGTCTAAAAAAGACACCAGAAAGGAAGGGCATCATGGCAGTCATACATATTTTTAAGAACGGCACACGGACAACAGAACTGAAAGATGTGTATGTGCCAAAAGAGATTGTGGAACGTGTTGTTGATATTTCAAGAAGAAAGCATAAAGCAGGAAGGGGCAAAAATGAAGCGTAGGAAATTGAAAAATATAATTCTGATGACAATCACATTGATAATGTTTTTATTGTTTTTCACATCAATGTGTTTTCTGGATGCTGATTCATGGATTCCATTGCAGGTGTGTGTTGTATCGTTTGCATGGTTGGCACTGTTTACATATGCAAATGGAATGTGGGTGATTTGATGGCAAATAAACATGAAGCGTGGGATTTGGCACAAATGCAAAGTCTTTCCCTTGAATCCAAGATCAGAATGACACAGCAAGCATCACAGATACAGAAGTGACAGCGCAATTTCATTTGTGGTTCACAAAAATATTGATGATAAGTCAAAAGGTTGGATTTCATCAGTGTACTTTGACGGACATGACATCAATAAAAATCTTGCATTTAGAAATATGAATGATGTTGAAATCATGCTTGTGCAGGCTGTGATGAACAGAATCCCAATCATCATTGATATTGATGAAGATGATGTTGATAATTCGTGGGATATTGATTGGTAAGCACGAAAAAAACCGCTTGATTTTTGCAAAAAGTATTCCTGCATAAAAAACGCCAACAAAACCAGTGAACAAAGGGGTTCAGGGGCGTTTCAGTAGGTGCAATATAATATCAAGCATTCGTTGCGTGCGGAAAGGGGCAAAAAAACATGAATGAAGCATGGAAAAATATATTCGAAAGGTTCATTGATTCTTACAAGGCAATACAGACTTTGCAAGAAAATGGATTGATGGATGAAGAAGAAAAAGCAGTGTATGAACACAATCTTCTTTCTGAAATCATATTTACCATGAAAACAGAAGTTGACGATTAAAGGGGGATTGAAATGAAAGTACCAAAAGAAATTGCCGACAAGGTGCAGAAATATCAAGAACTAAAAATGCAAACTGATAAATTATATGAAGAAATTGAAGAATATTTCACAACTGAACTGGATGCGGATGGTTTTGGTGAACCATTCATAACAGACAATCCAACTGGACACCTGCAAAATGATGATGAATATTGTGACCAACATTGTGTATATGAAGACTGGTATGAAGGTACATACTACCATCAAATTGAAGGTTCAGAAAAATATGTTGGTTATTCGTTTAATGTGTAAAAGTACGAAAACAAACAGAAAGGGCAGGTGTAAGCATGAAAGAAGTTTTATTATCACTGCATCCGCAGTATTGGGAACTGATAAAGAGTGGTCAGAAGACCTTGGAGATTCGCAAAACAAAACCGCAGGGAATGTTTCTTCCGTTCCGTGTCATTGTATATTGCACAGGCGGCATTGGTGTGGTTGGCAAATTTGACTGTGATGTTCTGCGGCAGACAATTGACATTCCTTCATTAACAGAAGGAAGCTGTCTGACACTGGATGAACTGCTTGCATATGCAGATGGAAAGCCGCTGTGTGCATGGCACATCCAAGAAAACAGTGTTGTTGAATATGAATGTCCGATTCCGCTTGAACGTGCAACAGGTTTGGAAAGACCACCGCAGTCATGGCAGTATTTGAGCAGGGAAAGCATATGAACAGGAACGATTTGAAAGATAAGTTGCAGGAATTCATTCTGGAACAGTTGGAAGATGAAAAGTCAGTCAATACATTGAAGAAATACCAACGGAATATTGAAGTGTTCCTTGATTGGCTTCCTGAAGAAAAAGCAATTGACAAGACCATTGTCATTGACTTCAAACGCCATCTTCTTGAAGACCTGCATTTCAGAACAAATACAATCAACAATTATGTTGTTTCCATTAACAAATTTCTGCACTGGTGCGGCATTGAGGATTGCAAGGTGAAGCAGTTGAAAAAACAGCATGTGACATCCAACAGTGAAATATTATCATTGGCAGATTATAAACGCCTTTTGCGCTTTGCAAAAAGGATGGATCAGGATGATACATATTTGATAATGAAAATTCTTGCAATGACTGGCATCCGCATTGAAGAACTGTCCTTCTTTACTGTTGAAAATGTGAAGTCAAATTATATTAAGGTAAGGAACAAAGGCAAGGAACGGTCCATCATTATCAGACAAGACCTTGCAAGGGAAATCAGGCAGTATTGCCGCAACAACAACATCAAAGAAGGTGTTATTTTCTTCTGTCAGACCAAAGGGAAGATGATGGCAAAATCAACAATCTGGCGCAGGATGAAGAAGATTGCAGGCGTGGCAAAGGTCAGGAAAAACAAGGTCCATGCACATTCCTTCAGACACCTATTTGCAAAGATGTTTTTGGAAGAATACAACGGAAGCATTGCGGAACTGGCTGACATTCTTGGTCATAATTCGTTGGAAACAACACGAATCTATGCCAAAACAACGGATGAAGAAAAACGCAAAAAATTGGAAAAATTACGGTTTTAAATAGACCGAACATTCAGATTATAAGGAAGGTGAACAAATTATGAATCATGTGATTTTTATGGGCAGGCTGACAAAAGATGCTGAAGTTAATTACACCAGAGATGGAAAGAAAATTGCAAAATTTGATCTTACAGTCAATAGAAAATTCAAAATAGAAGGGGAAGCAGATGCAGACTTCTTTTCCTGCGTGATTTTCGGAAAACTTGCTGAATCCTTTGAAAAGTGCAATGTCACCAAAGGAACAAAACTTGCCATCACTGGTGAAGTCAGAAACAACAACTACACCAACAAAGAAGGTCAAAAGATATATGGCACACAGATTGTTGTGGATTATTTTAATTTCTGTGAAAGCAAAGCATCAGGAGCAGGGCAGGCGCAAGCACCAGTTCCAGAAAGCAATGGTGATGGCTTCATGAACATTCCAGATGGCATTGATGAAGAATTGCCGTTCAACTAAAGCACGGATCAGAAGGGAGAAAAAGAAGTGGCAAAGCATAAAGAACTTAAAACAACAACAGACATTGTGAAACACATTCTTCTTCATCATCCGCAGGCACGGAACAGTGATAATGTACTTTATCTGAAGGTGTTGACCATTATGGGGATGCAGAATGGAATTCACATCAGCAATATGCCAGTTCCAGAGTTTTTCATGCATTTGAAGGAATATGGATTCCCATCATTTGAAACTGTTGGCAGGGTAAGGCGCAAAGTTGTGGAAACACATCCAGAACTGGCAGGAAACAGCACAGTGGAAGCACAAAGGATTTTGAATGAAGAAACTTTCAGAGATTATGCAAGGCAGGTGAATGTGTAATGAAAACAAATGGCAGATTGGTAGTTTGCGACCGTTGCGGAAAAGAAACTTTTTGCAAAGTGAAAAGTGATGTTGTGACTATTGACAATCAAACACGGTGGAACAAATTTGAATATGTGAAAGGTTGGTCCTATGTGTTTTTTGTTGGTGATTTGTGTCCTAGATGCACAAAGAAATACCATAAATTCAAAAAGGGTTCAAAGCGTTTAAAATATTTCAAAAGCAGGTGTTTAAAACATGGCAGATGTTAAATGGATCAAGATGGCAACAGGCTTGCCAAGCAATAAAAAATTGATACAACTGCGCACACTTCCTGAAGGTGACACAATTGCATTGATGTGGGTGTTTCTGATGTGTCTTGCAGGTGATGTGAATGAACAGGGATTGATATACATCACACCTGAAGTTCCATACACAGATGAAATGCTTGCGGAAGAATTCAGGATGGATATAAACACAATTCGGCTTGGATTGGAAGCTTTTCAAAGGTTCGGAATGATTGAAATCATTGAAGACATCATTTGTCTTCCTTCATGGGAAAAGTGGCAATCTGTTGATAAGCTTTCTGAAATCCGTGAATATAACAGACTTGCAAAACAACGGCAAAGGGCAAGACAAAAACAAAAGCTTTTGGAATGCGCAGGCAATGTCAATGACATGTCAATGACAAGTCAACCATGTCAAGGTATAGAGGTAGATGAAGATAAAGAAGAAAGAAATAAGATATATATATCTATTGTCGATTACCTGAACCAAAAAGCAGGCACAAAATACAAGGCATCTTCAAAGAAAACACAGACCTGCATTCATGCAAGGCTTGCTGAAGGATTCACATTTGATGATTTCAAGACAGTCATTGACAAGAAGTGTGCTGATTGGCTGAATGATGCAAAAATGGCGCAGTATTTAAGACCAGAAACATTGTTTGGCACAAAGTTTGAAGCATACCTGAATGCAAAGGTTATTAAACAACAGCAACCAGTGAACACAGGTGTTCCAGTTGGAAGTTCACAAGATGATCTGGATGAACTGTTCTGATACATATTAGAAAGCAGGTGGAAGTCATGAATGCACAGAAAGAAAAGCTTGGTGAAATGGTGGATGCAATCAGTTCCAATGTTCAAGCACCACCAGAAGGTGTGTACATGGGCATGGATGGTTTTCTTCACTGCCAAGTTTGCACAGACAAAGTGGAAACGGAAGTTGAAGTGTTTGGTGTGAAGAAGCGTGTCAGATGCATTTGCAGTTGCAGGCAAAAAGAACTGAATGCATACAAGGACCGTGAAAAGCGTGAAGAACAGGAGCGCAGAAGAAGAACTTGTTTTGCAGAAACCAACATGAAGGATTGGAACTTTGCCAATGATGACAGAAGAAATGAAAAGCTGTCTGATGCTATGCAGAATTATGTGAAGAACTTCACTGATTTCAGAAGGGATGGAAAAGGACTTCTTCTTCATGGAACAGTTGGAACAGGCAAAACATATTTTGCCGCTTGTATTGCAAATGCACTGATTGATGAAGGGTACACAGTTCTGATGACCAACTTTGCAAGGCTGACAAATCAGATTCAGGGGATGTTTGACGGAAAGCAGGAATACATTGACAGCTTGAACAAATACACGCTTCTTATTATTGATGACCTTGGTGCAGAAAGAAAATCAGAGTTCATGCAGGAAATGGTGTTCAACATTATTGATGCAAGATACAGATCAGGGCTTCCGTTCATCATCACAACAAATCTGACAACGGATGAAATCAAGAAACCGCAGGAAATTGGCTATTCACGAATATATGACAGAATCCTTGAACGCTGTTTTCCTGTGGAAGTGTCAGGTGTAAGCAGGCGCAGGCAGAATGTCAAGGACACGTTCTTTGATGTAAAAGAAAAACTAGGTTTATAGAAAGGAAATTAAATCATGAATATATTTTTATGTATTATTGCAGTCATTCTTCTTTTTGGAATGATTGGTGACAAGGAAAGACAAAACAGAATCAATTTCACATATGCTTTTTTGGCTGTGATTTTGGCAATTGTAGCACTCAACGTGATTCCATTACTTGTTTAGTAGAAAGGGTGAAGAACATGTTAGTGATTATTGACGGAAAAGAATACGTTGAAAAAAGTCTAATTGAAAACTGGTTGCATGGCGGCTTCTTTCCAGAGTTACAAAACAAATTTGAACGTGTTGAACAGGCGTTGGGATTTCGGTTGTTCCGTTGGCAAAAATCATACATTGCAATGGGTGAATTCAGATGCTATGGAAAAACAACCGCTGAATGTTTGCGCATGTTGTGGGAAGTTACTGCCGATCCAATAGATTTCACAAAACCACCAATAAGCAAAAGGGATGTTTTTTTCAGAAAAACAATGAAAGAAATTCAAGAAAAACTTGTGTCAGCAGGCATTCCAACAAGAACCGTATTTTGGAGCATTGCAGATAAAAAGAAATATGACTACATGAAAACAGTCGAATTTGAACGGCAGTTATATGATGAATGGTTAGTACAAAACCAAAAGCAATTATAAACAAAGAAAGGGAAAATATTATGTTAGGAAATGAATACCAGAGATTGGCAGGAAGAACAATCAACATGAATTTAACAGAAGAAGGAAAGGTGAACCATGCACTGCATGGAATGGTTGGTGAAATTGGTGAACTGCATTCACTTTATCAGAAGGTATATCAGGGGCATGAATTTGATATGGTCCATGCAAAGAAAGAAGTTGGTGATCTGCTGTGGTTTGTTGCGGAATACTGCACAGCGCAGGGATGGGAACTGGAAGAAATCATGCAGATGAACATTGACAAGCTGAAAGCAAGATTTCCTGAAGGGTTTGACAGTGAAAAATCATTGCACCGCAAAGCAGGTGACATCTAATTCATATTAAAAGAAAGGGAACACAAATGGAAGCAAAGCAATTTCTGAACCAATTGAAAAAGTTGGATAAAATGATTGAAAACAAGCTTGCTGAAAAAGCAAGGTGGCAGGCAATGGCAACCAGAACAACCGCACAGATCGGTGGTGAAAGGGTTCAATCGTCAG